TCACCCCTGGCCGAGGCTCATGAGGACCTCGTAGTGGTGGTGTCGTCCGCCGACGCGGTACGGCATCGGGAGCCCTTCCAGGGTGTAGGTCTTGGCCCGCCAGATGACCGTGGAGACCTGTTCGATCCGCCGATCGGCAACCACCAGCCGGTAGGTGGTCAGCGTCGCGGACCGGCCGCGCATCGCCTGGGTGTCACCCGAAATCGGGATGACCGTGGCCCGGACCGCGACGGTCTGGGCCGGGAGCGGGTCGTTGTTCTCGTCCCACCCGCCGCCGATCTTGAGGGTGACCGAGTCCCGGAGCGTGAGCGCGGGCACTACGCGGCCCTCCGGCGGTACCGGTTGAGGACCATCTGTTCGGCCAGGGTGAACCCGGAGAACCCCTCCCCGAAGCTGACGACGCCGGTGGCGTACTTGAGTCCCTCGGGGTTGGCGAGCATCCGGGCCGAGGCCATCAGGACGACCGCGTCGACGCCGGGGCGGGTGTCGCCGTCGGCCTTGAGGTGGGCTCCCCGGCAGTAGGCGTCGGTCATGGCCGCGGCCATGGTGACGGCCTGGGCGGCCTGGGCCAGGAGCGCGGTGTCGGCGGTGTCGGCCCCGAGCCACTTGACCAGATCGGTGTTGGTGACAGCCACGGCTACCTCCTACGTGTGGAAGCGGCCCGCGGCACCGGAACGTGACAACCGATGCCGCGGACCACGATTGAGGGACCGATCAGGCCGCGGTCAGGACGGTGACGGCCTCGGGATGGAGCAGACCGAGGTCGTAGCGGGTGACCACGCGGATGGCCTGTTCGTCATAGTCGGCGTAACGCTCCGACAGGACGGTGACCGACGGCTGGAGATCCCGGACCACGGCCACGTTCGCCATGTCCACCAGGGCCGCGGTGCCCTCGGCCAGCTTGTTGGTCACGACCACCGGCACGCCGAACAGGACCTTGCGGCCCTCGGCGGTGAGGTCCGGCTGGATGAGGTAGCGGCCATCGGCGTCCTTGATCTTGCTCAACGCGTAGTAGTCCGCGCCGGACAGGAACCAGTGGGACGGGGTGATCTCGTTGGCCGCGGCCGAGGCCAGGGCGTCAATGAGCGAATCGGGCTCGGCCACGTCCAGGACGCCGGTCTCCACGCCGGTCTGGTTGATGAGGCCGCGGACGGTGTTGGAGGCCCCGTCTCCCTTGAGGAGCGCGTCATCGAGCTTGTTGGCCACATCGGCCACGAGGCGCTGGCGGAGCACGGCATCCAGGCCGATGACCGACTGGCGGGCCAGCTCGTTGGAGAACCGGATCAGGGTCTTGATGGACTTGAGCGTCGACGGCATGAGGTTGATCTCATCGAACTGGACGTCAGCGTCCGGGATGAGCTGGGACTCACCGACCCAGCCGACCGAGGCCCCGGCAGCCAGCCGCGGGATGCGCAGCGGCTCCGAGGAATCGAAGATCTTGGGACCGGCGGCCAAGACGACCGAGGCGGCCTCCAGGGGCTGGACCAGGAGGCTGGCGACCTGTTCCTTGAGGAGCGCGCCATTGGTTGCGGTGGTTTCAGTCATGGTGATGGATCTCCAGATTTAAAGCGGGGGAACGAATTCCGCGTCTGGAGCATCTGGCTCACTCGGCGATGAGGGCTATACAACGGCACCGGGCCTCATCCCACTATATGAGATGAGGCCCGGTGGCGGCAATCGTCAGCGGATCGGTGTGGTGATTCCCGCGGCGCAGGACCAGCAGTAGAACGCCCCGCCGCCCATGCCGTGGAAACCGTGGCCCCGACCACCCACGACATTCGCGAGGGGGTGCGGCATCCCTCCGAACTCCGTCGATCCGGCAGCCGCACGTGACGGGGACGTCTGCCGCCGCGTCGGAGCGTCCTTTCCTCCCCGACCGCTCCGCGTCGGGGTTTTCCCGACCTCGCCGCCGCGCTTGAACCCCGGTACGTGCTTGTCCACCAGCGGGATGTCGGGCAGCGGTTTCGGGAGATCCACCTTGACCTTGACCCGGGCCCCGGTGCCCTCCGAGGCCATTGATCCGTCGAACACTCCTCCGATGTTGACCATCTTCACGCCCTCGATCGCAGGATGCCGAGGAGGTCGACGGCTCCCGGTGCCGTGCCCTTAGGTCCCTGCGCCGCGGCGTCGGGAGCGAACCGGCGGGCCTTGAGGTGAGGCTTGGCCTCCAGGAGCGTGTCGATGGCGGCCTGGAGGGCCTCGGGGCTCTCTAGGTGTGCCGGATCGAACGGGAGATCGGCGGGGTCGGCCAGCGCGCCCGCCTGCTCCACCCGGACCCGGTGCAGCTGCTCCTGGAGGTCACGGACCTGGGTCCGGTACCCCGCGGATTCCCGGCGGAGGTCTTCGACGTACGCGCGGGGGAACGTGTCGGCGTCCTCTGTCGGTTCCGCGGCCTCCGGCGCTTGCGTCACAGTGACGCTATCGGCGCCCTGACCTGCGGTTTCCTGCGCGGTGGAAGGGGTTTCCGGGGCCGCGTCTGGGGTGTCGGGACCCTGGTCCTCGGTCTGGTCGGTGGTCTTATCGTCGGTGGTGGTCACGCGGCGGCCTCCTCGGTCACGTTTGCGCTGTCAGTTGCCGGAGTCGGTCCGGCGGCCGGTGCTTGGGTGGGGCCCAGGTCGGGGTTGTCGATGCCCAGGCGAGTCCGGGCCTCGGTGGTGGAGATGATCCCGGCGGCGTGGAGCTTCACCACGGCGTCGGCCTCCTGGGCCGCCGAGCGGGTAGCGGGGTCGGCCCACTGGACCCGCGGGGAGTAGTCGGTGACCTCCCCGCCATGCTCCACAGCCAGGATCAACCGTCCGACCTGTTCCCATGCGCGGCCGAACACCGCTTGGCGGGCCTCGGCTCGAGCAGTGAGGGCGGCTTCGGCGGCCCGGATGGCATCCGCCGACGCCGGGACCGTGGTGTTGAGGCCGAGATAGTGGCCGGGCAGACCACTCACCGCCGAGGCCTGTTGGAGCAGAACGTCGACCGCGGTCTGGTATCCGCTGAGATCAGCGCCGGGGAGCTGGCCGAACTTGCCCTCTGCGGCCTCGTTGACCATCATCCGGTCGTTGTCGCCCACCGGATTCAGAACGTCCATGACCGGCTCCCCGTCCTCGTCGAGGACCGGGTTGCCGTCGTCGTCGGTACGCGGCTCCTCGGCCAGTTCCAGCCCGGTGGCCCAGCGGCGGGGACGCGCTCCGAACTCCGAGGCCGTGAGCATGTCGGCGGTGAGCTTGTTGATGGCATCCACCACCGGGATGAGATCGGCGAACTCCGAGACCCCGAAGGTGTCCAGCGGACGGTCGGCATTGGTCAGCGGGACCACCGGCACGGCCAGGAGCGGGTTGTCGACCACCTTGAGGACGCGGGCCGCGGTGATCTGGGCACCGTCGCCGATGAGGTGCTCGATCCGGTCGGGCCGGTAGACGACCCACCGGGTGGCTCCCTCTGTGCCGTCGGGCCGCAGTTCGGTCCACCGCTTGACCGCGGCCAGGACTTCGTGGGTCCCGGCGTCGCGGTAGACGGCCACCTGGCGGCCGGACTCGATGCTCACCGAGGCCTTGCCGTCCGGCCGAGCCCAGACGATGGCCGCCGACTCGCCCACGGCCAAGGCTTCTCGATGCGCGGACGGGGAGGTCTGGTCCAGATCCGAGCGGACCCACGCCGCCCACAGCGCAGGGTCCCGCTTGCCGTCGGCGTCGGTGAACCCGGCGACCCGGAGCCTTTCGGCGATGGCCGAGACTGCCAGCCGGGGCAGGTTGACCGCGATCCGGTCGAACCGCTGTCCGATGGCCTTGCGCGCGTCCGGGGACAGGTAGGCAAGGGGTTGCTCTCCGGCGTAGTACTGGCCGAGGCGGTAGAGGGCCGGGGCCCGTACGTTGAGGGCCTGGTCCAGCTCGGCGTTGGTTGGTTCGTTCACGGTGAATCTCCTTGTCATGACGCGAAACTCCGTACGCGTCGGCGGTTCTTCCTGGTCGTGTGGTGCGCGGCCCGGTCCAGCGCGACGATGGCGGCCACCGCGGCGTCGATCTTGCGGGGGCTTCCGCGCTTGTCCTTGCTCACGAGGTCTCCTTGGGGCGTGGACTTGGCCACACAGTTGCCGAGGTGGGTGGCGAGGTCCTCCGCGCCGTCGTGGGTGAGCTGGCCGGTGGTCACCGCGGCGTAGAACCGATCGGTGGCCGGGGCCATGCGCGCGGCCAGCGCGGTGTTCCACTGGAGGACCCGGCGCTCCCCATGCCGTGCGGCCCAGGTCTCGATCTCCGAGCGCCAGCCCCACGGGTCCGCGGCCAGCTCCACCACGTCGTAGCGGTCGAACAACTCCCGTACCCGGGCGTCGACCTCCGAGCGCGGCACCCGCCAGCGCGGATCCCCCGGGTTCTGCCAGAGGCCGGCCAGGAACAGGTGGGGCCGAGGCCCCAGCGTCGCGCCGACCAGCGCCGTGGAGTCGCCCGAGGCCGACCCGTCGAACGCCAACACGACCCGCTGACGTGGAGCCACCCTGGTCTCCGGCGCGGCCAGCTCCTCCCAGGCACCCCACGGGAGCCAGCGGTCCACCTGGCCGACCCACTGGCCCAGGCGGAGTTGGCGGAATACGGGTTCGCGCAACGTCTGCCGTGCGGCCTCCATCCCGTCGAGGGCCAGGAACGGACGCTCACACGCCAGCGCGGGGTTGGCCGTCCGCCATGCCTCGGCGTCGTCGGTGGCGCACCCCTCCGGGGCGGCGTACTCCTTGAGCGCGAACGCCGGGTCGTTCCCGGCGCGACCGTGGGCCACGAGCTTCCACATCACCGAGTCCACCGAGGCCGCCGGTGTCGAGATGGCCAGGGTGAGCGACTCCGGTCTCTTGCCGGTGACCGAGGTGACCGCCTCCCAGACCTCCTCGGTGACCACGTGGAGCTCGTCCACGATCAGGAGTGAGGGGTCGTGGCCGTGCAGCGCTCCGGGCTCAGCCGGGAGCGGCACCAGGGAGCTGTCGTTCTCCGGTACCTCGATGCGGTCGCGGTAGATGTGTGCGCGCTCGGCCAGCTCAGGGTTGAGCTCGATCATGCGCTTGGCCAGCCGGAGCGTGATGTTGGCCTGACGCTGATCCGATGCCACCACCAGCACCTCCGCCGACGCCGGGCCGACGAACAACTCGGCCACGGCCAGCATGGCGGCCAGCGAGGTCTTGCCGTTGGCGCGCGGGATCGACACTAGCCCGGTGCGGATACCGTCGCGGTAGACCTCCCGGATGATGTCGCGCTGGAACTTGCGGAGCTTCACATCCTCCAGCGCGCCAACGCCTTTGGGCACCTTGAGGTACTGGCCGATGAATCGCTCCCGACGCCGCGCCCGGTCCTTTGGATAGCCCTTGAGCGACAAAGGGTCGGCGGTGATTGTCCCTTTTGCGCCGGACTTCATGCGATCATCTCTGGATGACTCAACCGCAACGTGGCAACGTCCGGGTTCACTTCACCAAGGCCGAGATGGAGGAGGGCCTCCTGGAGACCGGTCACCCGTACCCCGACGTGATATGGAAGGTCGAAGGTGGCGTGCTGTTCATGCGGTTCGCGAGCTCCAACCAAGGCGAGAACAGTTGGGACTACATCTTTTCGCCCTCCAAGTGGGCATGGATCGAGACTGAGTAGCTCAGCGCTCACGATTCACCTCCTGGAATCATCGTCTCACCATGTGGGACAACTTTCACAAAGTCTGACTCACCGGCGGGTGGCCCCGGCCTCTGACCAGGGGTTACCCCCCTGGGGTCTGGCTGGCCCGGAGACGGCCTGGCGCGGCCTCGGCGGTTGTTGCATGCCACGCACACGACCGCGACGTCCTGGAGGCGTACAGCCAGCCCTAGTGTGCGCCGACGCCATGCCTCCGGGGAGTGGTCGGTGGTGAGGTTCCCGGTGGCTCCGCAGTCCTCACAGAACGGTTGGAGCTTGCGGGCACGCTCGGAGAGCCGACGCCAGCGCTTGTCATAGCCGCGTTGCTCGCGGGTCGGACGCTCGGTGGCGCGCTCGAGCTCGTAGGCGCAGGGGCCGCACCGCGTGCCCTCGGTGGGCTCTCCGCAGCCCAGGCAGACGCTAAGGGGCATCGGTACCACCGTCCTCGGTGCGGGAGTCGTATGCGTCGAGTAGCGGGTCCAGATCGTCGCGGAGCTTGTCGAGCCAGAGCCGCGGCTGGTTGGTGGTGGCGATGGAGGCCAGGCCGAGGCTCATGTCCGCGATGGCATCGACCATCCCGACCGGGTCCTCGCACCCGGTCGCCACGGCGCGCATGCCGTCCTGGTCGGCGGTCAGTTTGGCGTACAGGTAGGCCAGCGCGTCGCGGTAGGCCTGTCGGTTGATCTTTGGTGTGGTCACGGTTGTCTCCTCGACAGTTCGGTGGCGGCCCGGTGCTCTCGGGCCTCGGCCTGTTCGGCCTGATGTGCGCGGTAGGTCTCACGAGCGGTCAGCCAGTCGTCGGCCATCCCGGCCAGCGTTGTGGCCCACTCACGGATGGCTAGGACCTCCTGGGCGGCAGGATCTCCCCGATGCCGGACCCGGATGTCTACGCCGGGAATGCCCGGCCTTGTGCTCACTGGCGGTGTCCCTTCTCGTCGAGCAGCTCGGCGACCATGTCCGCTTTGCTGATGAGGTTGTGTCCCTCGATCGGGTCCCCGGCACCGGGGCCTAGAAGGTGGTCGACAAGTTCGGTCTTGGACGTGGGGAGGTCGTCGGCGGGACGGCTCCGGGGCTTTCTGCGCCGGAGGTGTTCGGGGACGCTGAGAATCTTCACGAGCAGGCTCCTTGGTCGGGTGTTCACCGGGGCGTTCCTTCCGTCGGGTTGGTGGTTTGCCGTTCTTCCACCGCCGCTGTCATCCACCACTCCGGGGTCTATAGACCCCCCGCGGATAGCGCGGATAGGTTGCGCGGATGGAGCGCGGATGCGCGCGGATGCGCGGATAGGTCCGTTGTTGCAGGTCAGAGAGCCTCGGCTATCCGCGCTGGTGTTCACGGGCCTTGCGCGGATAGGTTGCGCGGATTGAGCGCGGATAGCTCACGCATTGGGTACCTCACGCGGGCTCGCGAACGGGAGGATCTGAGCCTCGGATACAACGTGCAGGACCTTGGCTCGACCGCTCCCCGGAACCTCCTCGACTTCCCCGCGTCGGCGCAGTTCGGCGAGTGCGTCCAGGGCCGCCTCTCGGCGCTTCGTCTCCTGGAAATGCTCGCGAAACTCGGTCTTGTTCGGTGCCATTCCTGCCGCCTGACGGCTACGGATGTACTCCAGGACCTCGGCCTGGAGCGCGGCATCCCTGGCACCCTTGGCTTCCTCCTCGGCCTTGTCGATGGCGAACGGGTCAGCGTGCACCGGGACCATCGAGGAGGGCCAAGTGCCATTGGGGCGGACCTGGACCTGTTCAATCCGAAACGTCCACATACCCGTCTCCGGGCGGTGCTTCTGTTTCGTCGTGGTCATCTGGACCTGCCCCTTGACCGGCTCGTCCTTCTCCAAGTGGAATACCGAGTCCGCGCCGCCTTCCCACGCCCCGGCCCCGCGGGCGCTGGTCCCTCCCTTGGGCGGGTGGTGCAGGACCATGACGGCAGCGCCGGTCTTGGCCCGGAGTTCGTCGATCTTCGCCACAGCCTCGGATGCGTCGGTGTTGGAGTTCTCCTCGAGGCCGAGTTGATGGCGAGCCAGGGTGTCCACCACGATCAGCGCGGGCCGGTACTCCGTGGCGAAATCGACCAGCTCGTCCCAGGCCAGCGCCATGAACGGCACGGCCCCGTCGAGTCCCTGGAACCACGGGCGGATCTCGTCGCGGGAGACCCCGTGATGCTTGAGCCACGCCTCCAGGCGAATACCGAACGCGCGACCTCCGCCCTCACCGACGATGTAGAGCACGCGGCCGCGCTCGGTGGCGTGACGTCCCCAGGAGATCCCGCACGCGATACAGAGAGCCATGTCCAGGGCTATCGCGGTCTTGTAGCTGCCTCTGTGGCCGAGGAGCATGGAAAGCCCGCCGCCGTCGACCACGTCCCGGACCAGCGCGGGCGGGGGCTCGGCGTCCATGAATTGGTCCACACTCAGGAGCCGCTCCCGCACCGGGGCAGTACCGGCCTTCGCGGCAGCCTTCTCGGCCTTGATCCGTTCGCGAGCATCGTCGCGAGCCTTCTCGATCTCGTAGACGTCGGTCTTGGACTTGGCGAGCTCCTCCTTGAGTCGCTCGTTCTCGGCCTCGGTCAAGGCATGGAGGGACTGGAGGTTCTCGATCTCCTCGGCCACGTCGTCGTCTACGACGGCGGGCTCCTCGGTGATCCCGAGGATGACTTCCTTGGTCATCGGCGACCACCGCCCTCGAGGGCGCAGTACACCAGGCCGAGAAGCAGGCCGAGGCTCCAGGCGGCGGCGTTGATCATGAGTAGTTGCAGAAACGTCACGTTGGTAATCCGTTCTGGCAGAGGGGTGTTGATTCCTCGCGGGGGTCAGAACGGTTAGGGGGCGGCGGGGCCGATGCCGCCTGATGCCGTGGCCAGGAACCTGTCCAGTTCAGCGCGCTCCACGCGGATACAGCGTTCGGACAGTCGGACGGCCTTGAGTTTGCCCTCGGCCACCAGTCGGCGGGCCGTGCGAGGGGAGATGTCCAGCTCCTCGGAGAGCTGGGCGAGAGAGATGTAGCGCTTGGAAGACACGGGGGGCACTCCTGTCGGGTGAGTTGAGGGTGTTGTCCACGTCTCGCGAATAGGAGCCCCGCCGGGTCCCGCGTCCGGTGGTCTAGACGTAAGCCAGCCGGTCCGCGCTTTCATGCGTTAACGGGACCGACCATAGGCGTACTGGCCGAACCCGTCAACTAGCGGCGTGTCGAAAACGGTTGTAGCGCAGTGGCATTGATGACGCAGTGCGTCAACACCACAACCCCTGCACCAGGCCTCGGGTCCGGCTCTCGGTGGAGTGCGTGTAGCGGGCCGACATGGCGGCCGAGGTGTGTCCCATGAGTGTCATGTGGTCGGCGAGAGTGGCCCCGGCTTGCGCGAAAAGCGTTGCGGCGGAGTGTCGTAGAGCGTGAGGCGTGACCCCGGGGCGGCCGATGGATTCCGCGGCCTTGGCCAGGTGGGTCTTCGTGGTGTTGCCCGAGAGCGGGCCGCCCGACTTGGCGGGGAAGATCAGGCCGTCGCGCCCCGGTGCCGCGTGCGTCTCGAGGTGCTCGGTCAGGGCGGGCCGGAGGCCCTCGGGGAGCGGTACAGTCCGCAACGCGGCGCGCGACTTCGGCCGACCCTCCACGTACTTCCCATCGACGAACGTCACCGCACGCCGGACGGTCACGGCCAGCGCGTCGGCCCCCATGTCGAGATCCGAACGCCGCAGCGCGGTCAGCTCACCCCACCGCAGCCCGGAGAACCCGGCCAGGAGGACCAGTGCGCGCCACTGGGCGGGCATCTCGTCGGCCAGGGCGCGGATCTCGTCGGTCGTGAGCGTGACGGGTTCCCCCTTCCGGTGCTTCACTGCGGCCCGCTTCACTCGCGCGGGGTTCACGTCGATCAGCTCGTCATCGACAGCCTGGGCCAGGATCGTGCGCAGGAGGCTGTAGGCGTTGGCGTTGCGGGTCGGGTAGTCCTCCAGGCTCGCGTGCCACTCCCGGATCTCGGAGGCGGTCAAGGTTGTGAGGCGACGCTCTCCCAGGCCGGGGACGATGGTCCGGTCCAGGAGGATCTTGTTGAGGCGGCGGGTGCTCGGCTTGTGCCGGTTCGCGGTCTCGGCGAACCACTTCTCGGCGTATGCCTGGAGTGTGAGCCCCGTGGCGGCCGTGGCCGCCGCCCGCTCGGCCGGAGGTGTCCACTCCTCCCGTTCGATGAGGCGGCGCTCCTGGACCAGCCATCCCTCGGCGTCGATCATGGCCGAGTACGTCGTGGGGGCCTTGTGCTCGGCACCGTCAGGGCCGGTGTAGCGAGCCTGATAGCGCCCGGACGCCAGTTTGCGGGTGTTGCCGAAGGAGCGTTTGCCAGCCAT